GCGTATAATCACATGACAAGTGACATTGCAACGTGTAGAAAATACATTAGCTACAATAGCATGGTAAGTGATGAAACGCTTAGACGCATGATAGAAATGGCTGGTTATATTTTGTATGACGAAGATTAGATTTAAATGTACAGTGACGATCGACAATCAGCCATTGATTTTCAAGCGTTACGGTGAAACAGATGAGCAGGTTAAAACTGAATTACTTGCTTTTATCAAAGAAGCGTATGACAAAGATGCGACAATTATAGAAGTTTTGCCAGACAAGACGCATCCTGTCAAACAAGAAGAAAAAATCGAAAATGATGCAAACACAACTAACACCGAAGGACAAACACACGTTTGATAATTTAAATCAAACGTCGTATTTGTTGCGTCTTAATCTAAATCGATTGAATTTCGATATTCATCAAATCACTGTGCTTGGTGATACAATTTGGCACGTTTATTACGATGATAGTATCGTTGGTGCAATAACATTCAGAACATCTGAGAAAAATATTACGTACTGTAATGTTAGATTGTATACGTATGTTAAACAAAGATTTGCACATGAAATTGATGACTTTATTATGTCGAAGTATTTTGAATATGATGAAGAAGGCAATCCTGTTAGATTTTTGTTTAACAAATTCGATGAATACTTTACTGCGATAATTAACGTATTACCAAAAACAGAAAAGACAGAAGATGCAAAACCAGCAGAAATCAGCGTGTCTGACAGTATGTTGAGATTGACAGAATATTGTGATGAATTCGATGAACAATTTAGTAAAAATACTCTGGCAAAAGATATACGAGTATTGTTAGCAGAATATCAAAAATTGCGTGACCAATTAGAGGCAAAGAATGTTGATTAAAGATGACCAGATTAGATTGAATTTAAGTAAGAAAACTTTGATTATTGTTAGAGGAGTGCCGGGTTCTGGTAAATCTACTTTTGCAGCAAAGCTAAAAGAGTATTTGACTAAACATAATTATGTTGGTGAGACTTACGAATCTGATACATTTTTTATGAAAAATGGGGTTTACAAGTTCAATCCAGATTTATTATATTTAGCACATAAAATTTGTTATGATAAAGTATTTAGTAATCTTGAAAAAGATGGCGTAGACTTTAGTATAGTAGCAAATACATTTATTTTGCAAAGCGACATAAAGAAATATCGTAAACATGCAGAAGAGCTTGGATATGATGTGGTAGTTTATCGCATGACAAATAAATTCAAAGACGTACACGAAGTACCAGAAGAAACTTTGAAGAAAATGCGAGAAAGTATCTGCAATGTCGACGGAGAAATTTTTGTAGAAGCTGCTTAAAAAATTTCAAAAAATTAGTTTACAAGCTCTTTAAAAGTTATTATATTTTAAACATAACAAAACAACGAAGAAAAAAGTAAAAAACTTAAAATTCTCTCGTATAAATAAATATGAAAGGTAAAACAAATGAAAATGTACTTTGGAAAGATTGAAATTCTCGATTGCGCAAGTTCTTTGGCTGAACGCGCATTTGAAGGTTATTCAGTCACATCCACTGTATAAATTCTTTTGGATTACATCTCATAAGGGTTTATACAGTAGAAAATTCTTCTACTGTTTTTCTTTTTATTATGGCGCCGTAGAATAACGGCTAGTTCACTAGATTTTCAATCTAGGCATTCGGGTTCGACTCCCGGCGGCGCTACTAAAAATTAAGTTCGTGAAACTTGATTGCAGTTTGACATTTCGGCGTTATTTTATGCGGCCTTTTTGCTACTTTCGATGGCCGGGAAGAATAAAGTAGCGGCTATGGGCTCGCATGAACCAAGGAGGCGACCGACCTTTGCAAGGTTAGTGTGGTGGGTTCGATTCCCACCGGGTCCACTGAATTTAAAGCGCAATAGCTGGTAGCCCAGCGGTGGCGGAACCACCTTAAAAACTTGGCCTCTCAATCCAAATCCAGTGATTGGACCGGACTGAAAATCCGAGAAGCTGCGGGCGGCACGCAGGGGAGGCACTAAAAGATACACGCAGCAACTTGTATTTAGTATAATTCCCAAGGCTGAAACACAGGGTTCGAATCCCTGTACGGAGGTTGGTCTTCCGTTCGACTAGTGGCCTAGGTCGCGGCCTCTTAAACTAAATTGTATCTTGTTATCCGGCGGCAATAGACGATTGGTATCAGTCAGCCACTCTGATACAGTGGTATGTGTAGGTTCGACTCCTACCCTCCGGACTAAAATTTACATTGGATCGTGGTAGGAGAGAACGCGCATCCGAAAGTATCAGGAAAGGGTACGTTGTTTAGTAGATACTCTTGCAAATGCTAAATCGTAATTCGTATGAAGTGGGTTCGAGTCCCATCAGTGTAAATTATTTGGGATCATCGTTCAGTGGTACGGACAAAAGCTTGTCACGCTTTAGGCGCGGGTTCGATCCCCGCTGGTCCCGTTATAGATTCGTACAGCATTATGCTATGAAAACCGCTGCCAGTACGGCGTACAGGTTCGAGTCCTGTATCTTCCTTCGGGGAGATTGGTGGAATTGGTAGACACTGCGGATGCACACAATAGAATCTAGTTATGCCGGTGCGCCAACGATGGTGAGTTGGGACGGACTGTAAATCCGTTGCCTTCGGGCTTAGTAGGTTCGAATCCTACCACCGGCACTATCTCCGGTTAGCTCAGCTGGTTCAGAGCAACTGGTTTACACCCAGTAGGTCCTAGGTTCGAATCCTAGATCGGAGACTAAAAAGATGCACACAGCAACTCTCAAATGGATAAATACTTTCACTGAAAATGATGAGTTAGTTGGTTCAAATCCAACAAACAGCTGAGGAAGTTCCTCGCTGGCATCTTGTTATCCCCACGTGGCGGAATTGGTAGACGCATTTAACTTCAATTTTATAAATATAATATGAAAATTTATAAGAATGCACAAGATTGGACTTGCAAATATTGTAATGCGATATTAAAGTCAAGAAGAAAACTATATGAACATTACACTGAATGTGATGAAAAGAATAAGTTAAATGTAGATTCACTTCGGCCGTGTTAAAGTAGATTGTATAGGAAAGAAAGCAGCAGAAACTTTAAAAAAGAAAGTTGAAGCAGGTTTAACTACATATAAGGGACACAAACAATCTACTGAAACTAGATTAAAATTATCTAAGTCAAGAACAAAATATTTGGAAGAGCATCCAAATCATGGCGTAAATTGGTATGAAGTTAATGGAATAAAAGTTCAAGGTAAATGGGAAAGAACTTTTGCAGAATTTTTAAATTCGAAGCAAATCAAATGGCAAAGAAAAAAGATTAAATATGCAAAAACACATTATTATACACCTGATTTTTATTGTCCAGAACAAAATGTTTATTTTGAAGTAAAAGGCTTCAGAAAAGACAGAGATCTTTATAAAATGTATTTAGTTTTGCAAGAGCATCCTGAATTAAAAATAAAGATGATTGAACAAAATGAATACAAGAATTTGGAAAATATCGATGTATTTTCATTACCAAATTTTAATGAAATTTATAAGTTTGAAGATATCGATGTTACTAAATTTAAAAACATTTGGATTTAAATTATGGCCAGGTGCTGGAACTGGCGAGACAACGGTGCCTTAGAAGCATCGGTCCGAAAGGGCGTGTGGGTTCGAATCCCTCCCTGGCCACTACTAAATAAACACTAGAATGACGAACAGTTGATAGTTCATACTGGTTTAAAAAGAACACCACCGCGAGTTACATGGTGGAGAAGTTATCATGGTTGATAACAGGACTAAGTAGTTAGGGTGCGTCTATTGTTTATTATTTTTGTTCAGTGGCGAAAAATGCACTTCAGAGAAGCAAGCTGGGAGACGCGGCCCGTGTAGTTGGGCTGTTGGCGGTTAGGCCTAACCAACGTACTGGTTCGAGTCCAGTCTGAACAGTTAATTATCCTCGTATGGCGGAATTGGTAGACGCGGCGGACTCAAAATCCGCTTCCCGCAAGGGAGTGTAGGTTCGACTCCTACTATGAGGACTAACACATCATATTGACCATGTTTGCTGTAGCTCAGCAAGGTAGAGCACTCACCAAGAACGTGAGGAGGTCACCAGTTCGATTCTGGTCAGCGCATATTAGCAGGTTAAATTATGATGTCAGGATGTTGTTAATATATTGCGCATACATATTTCAGCATCCGGCGCTTTTAAAGATGCTCACAGCTATTAATTGTTAGCGTGTCGGTTCGAATCCAACTATGTTCTTCGGAACATACTGCTCGTGGGAGCAAACAAAATGCATCTTGATATTTTTCCTGTTTTGGCGAGAAAACTTCAACTCGCATAAGTCGACAAAATAAAAACAGGCGCTTTCACCGGTAGTTAAAGTTGGTGACGGCTATGAGCGTATTAGTTGTTACGGGTCCGCTCCGAGGTTACCTGCCGAGTCTAACTTCGTAAAAAGGTAGTTGAATACTATCAGCTCGGCACCATGCACTCGTAGCTCAATGGATTAGAGCATCGGACTACGAATCCGAAGGTTGCAGGTTCGACCCCTGCCGAGTGCACTATCTGACTGATGTAATGGTAGCATAGGGTAAGCCCGAAAGGGTGATGCCCAGGAACGGTTCGAGTCCGTAATCAGATTTAAGACTAATTTGATTGGAGGTACGTCGCTATTTAAATTATCAAATTAGTCACTTTTATGCGCTCTTGGGTCGAGCCTGGCCGAAGACCACAGTCTGCAAAACTGTTGAGAGAAATCTCCACGTTGGTTCAAATCCAACAGAGCGCTCTATGAGATCAGTACAGCAATAAAATGTTTTATACGGTCCACCACAATTTGTCTTGCCAGCTCACACGGGCTTAGAACTGGCTCATGATCTCGAAATTTTAGGCGTTGGCATACGTCCATCAAGGTATGGTAAGACATATTAGAAAAAGACAATGCCTGATATGTTGGGGGCTTACATACGAAATGCTCCACCAAGTCGTATTAGTGTAGTGGTAACATTTCTGCCCTCCAAGCAGGTGTCTCCGGTTCGAATCCGGAATACGGCTCTAGCGCGTATGAGATACATACAGCAAATCAAACATTCTTCAATTTCCTGTCACGAAAAAGATGTAGGTTCGAGTCCTGCTTGATGGTTTGCGCGCGGCTGTCAATAGCTCAATCGGATAGAGCATAAAGAATCGTATCTCGTTATGGCGAGGTGCCCGAGTGGTTTATGGGAGCGGTCTTGAAAACCGTCGAGGGTTAATAGCCCTCCGTGGGTTCGAATCCCACCCTCGCCTCTACTATCTCGGTGTAGCTCAGCTGGTTAGAGCGTCTGAATCATAATCAGAAGGTCGGTGGTTCGAGTCCACCTTCCGGGACTAACATATTTGCCCCAGTGGCGCAATTGGTAGCGCAGCGGACTCTTAATCCGTGGGTTGAAGGTTCGAGTCCTTCCTGGGGCACTAAGCAACAAGTGAGAAGATAGATTTTGTATGAAGTTGCGAATTTATACGAAATTGAAAAGCTGGTGCTTCTTCTGTAAAAGTATAAAGTAGTCGCAACTGCTTATATTGGGTTCGATTCCTCGCTTGCTCATAGTTTACACTCCAAAAAGATTTATTATACTTTAATCATGAAGAATACAATTATTGTTAATTTGTATGGACGGACCTGGAACAGGAAAGTCTACAGGAGCAGCTTACATCTTTTCTAAACTCAAAATGATGCGGAATCGATGCTGAGTATGTAACTGAATTCGCAAAAGATAAAGTATGGGAAAACAATAAAGAAGCATTTAAATGTCAGTTTTACATTACAGGAAAACAAGCATTTAGAATTTCTAGATGTTTTGGAAAAGTAGATGTAATTATTACTGATAGTCCAATTAGACTTGGAAAAATTTATGCTGATTTAATTGGAAAACCAAAACTTGGTGATGCATGTGTCGAAGAAGCAGATGTTTACCGAGAACATTCGTTAGACTTTCTACTTAAGAGAGTAAAACCTTACAATCCAAATGGTAGAAATCAAACAGAAGATGAAGCGAAAGAAATTGACAAAACATTGAAAGAAATGTTGGATAATCAGAAAGTTCCACATTTAATTTTCGATGGAGATCAGCATGGCTATGATTTAATTTGTAATTGTATTTTGCATCATTTAGAAAAGTATAAATAAAACATGCGTCCAAGTTCGACAGTTTTCGTAGGAGGGATGGGAAGAAAAAAGCTGTCATTTATGCGGCATTAGTTCAGTTGGTAGAACGTCTCCTTGCCATGGAGAAGGTCATCGGTTCGAGTCCGATATGCCGCTCTACAGATACTAACAGCAGATTACTTTGGCTTGTAACCCGTGGGTCGTAGGTTCGAATCCTACCTGGGTCGTCGTAATAGCGGCTCGGTAGCTCAGTAGGTAGAGCAACGTAACGAAAATGTATCTGGTTCTTTTTAAGATGTTAACAGCAACTTTCTTTTCCAGAGTACGTTCAACTGGCTAGAACGGCTGTCGCAGAGAAATCGTAAGACGATAGAAGGTTCCTGGTTCGAATCCAGGCTCCGGACCAAATTGAATAACATCTTGTTATGCTGAATATGGTGTAGTGGCAGCACAAAGGATTGTGAATCCTACAGCTCAGGTTCGATTCCTGGTATTCGGCCTACGATACTTACAGCGAGTTATTACTTTTTAATGACTCATACATACACTGTAAAAGCACTTGCGGTGAATTGCCGTAGTTGACGAGGACAGGACTGACAGCTGAAATACGCAATCACCTGGGCTGAGAGTCAGAACTCAGCTCTAACTCTCGGGAAAACTTTCCGATAGCCTATGCACCTAAGTGATAGTTCTTAGACGAAACAACTAAGTGTTTGCAAGTTAAAACAACTTGATAGTAGCCAATTACATTGGATATTTGTTTGTTAGATTAAACAAACTCACCTAAAGCAAGATGCTAGACTAGACGAGTTAATGGTGTCAAGCTGCATCGGTGGACCTAATAGTTTCGGACAAACGGTCCACAACAGTATCGTGTTTTTGCCCGTTCGCCAAGTGGTAAGGCAGAGGACTCTGACTCCTCTATTCGGTGGTTCGAACCCATCACGGGCAATTTGCCTTCCTGATAGTGGGGTCAAATCAGGTGCCTAAACTGTTCCAAGAGAAGATGACAGTAGTTTGGTAGTTTATCGAAACTATCTGACTTCCCGATAATATAAAAAATCGGAAAATGCGCCTATCTGCCAGTTGAGCCTGAGAAACTCAGAACAGTGATAGTTATCTTTTATCGTTTGACAGAAGAAAACGGTATGGCGAAGTTTGAGATACGTCAGACATGGAATGTGTTAGCTACTCAAGCAATATCTCATTTTTAGGGATGTAGACTAATTGGCAAGTCAGCAGTCTCCAAAACTGCGATTCGAAAGAATCAATGGGAGTTCGAATCTCTCCGTCTCTGTTATTAAGATACATGCAGCAAAACACGGTCTGTAAAACCGTCGCCTTAGGGCTTCGCTGGTTCGAATCCAGTCCTACTCCATACGAGGAGTAGTATGCAAGTGGTTAAAGCAAACGGTCCGATAAAAGCGTATCTTGTTTTTGGAGTCGTGCACGAGTGGCTTATGTGGGCACCCTGCTAAGGTGTTGGACGCGCCAAACGCGTCCCGGTGGTTCGAATCCACCCGACTCCGCTAAAACAATTTGCGCTCAGTATACATGCTGGGCGCTTTTTTATTATAATTGACTAAGTAACTGAGGAACTAAAATGAAGCTATATTTTATTCGTCATGCACAAACTACTGCTAATTTAAGCGGTATGATGGTTGCCGGATACGAAAATTCTGATATTACTTTACTCGACAAACCCGATGATTGGGAAGAAAAAGTTGGTAAGTACATTCCAGAAGAAGATAGAAAATACATTATTAGTTCACCTACTAAGCGTTGCATTAGCACTGCAAAATTGCTATTCGACAAATTTCCCGACGAAGTAAGCACTTGTCTTGGAGAATTTGATTGTAAAGCACTTGGTAGAAAAAAGTTCTGGGAAATTACACAAAAAGAATTTGAACAACTCGTCTTTTTACCAGCATCAACAATGGAAAAACGAGCGCTTGAAATTATGTCTGATATGCGAAATGTTATTAGACATGAAGCAAAAGTGAATGCTGTGATTTGCATTTCACATGGAATGCTTATACGTTACTTATATCATTTTATGACAAATCATAAAGATATTTCTGCGTATGAAGTAATCAATTCCGTCGGTTTCAAATTCTCTAATCTTGATTTGCTAGTAATTGATACAGAAAAGAAAACTGTAGAAGTGCACAACTATCAAGAACCGATAAATCACAAATAACGCCGAAACAGTTTACAAACTGTGAAAATTTTATTAAATTTTATTCACAAATTAGATTTAAACAGCAAAACAACAAACAAATCTAGGAGATAATTATGTCATTTGTAAATGCAATTAAGAACACTTTGTCAAACGCAATTCAGTACACTGAAAATGGTGCTGCTGGTTATGTGACTACTGGTAAGAACATCGTAGATATGTTCTTCAAGATTTCGTCATATCGTAACATGTCTGATGCAGACATTAAGAGAGATTTCTCTAAGGTGTATGCAGAAGATCCTGCATTGGCAGTTAAGTTTGCATTTTATATTGGCGACATTCGTGAAGGACTTGGCGAACGTCGTGCATTTAAGAACATTGTTTCTTGGCTTGCATCTGTCGAGAACTTCGAAAATTTGATTAAGTTTATTCCTGAATACAACCGTTTTGACACTTTGTTTGTGCTACGTGGCACTGTACTTGAAGATAAGATGGTTGAATTTGTTCAGAAGCAGTTGAAGGCTGACCGTCAGTCTGATCATCCTTCTTTGCTTGCAAAGTGGATGCCTTCTATCAACACTTCGTCTGAAAAGACTAAGGAACTTGGTCGTTGGTTCACATCTAAGCTCGACATGGATGAACGTAAGTATCGTAAGACTTTGTCTGCGATCCGTAAGAAGTTGGAACTTGTCGAAAGCAAGATGTGTGCTGGTGATTGGGATAAGGTGAACTATGAACATGTTCCTTCTAAGGCTAACTTGAACTATAAGGATGCTTTCTTGAAGCACGACGAAGACCGTCGTCGTAAGTTCCTTGAAAAGGTCATTAAGGGTGAAGCCAAGATTAACTCTGGCGTGAACTTCCCTCATGATGTTCTTCACAAGTACGGTTGGCGTCCTTCTTACAAGGATGATGCTGTTGAAGCATTGTGGAAGAACTTGAAGAACACTTTGACTGATTCTGCAAGCAACATTATGGTTGTGCGTGATGGTTCTGGTTCTATGACTAGCACTATTGGTGGAACTACTGTAACTGCTTTGGAAGTTGCAACTGCGCTTGCAGTTTACTTCTCTGAACGTCAGACTGGTGAATTCAAGGATAAGTTCATTACTTTCTCTAGTCGTCCAGAATTTGTCGACTTGAGCAATTGCAAGTCCTTGTTCGAAAAGGTTCGTACTTGTGCAAGCTACGATGACTGTTCTAACACTAATATCGAAGCAACATTCGACTTGGTGTTGAAGACTGCAGTAGCTAACAAGATGAAGCAGGAAGAAATTCCAGACTTGTTGATCGTTTCCGACATGGAATTCGATTACGCAACTTGTGACGCACGTGGTGGAGCATCTACAACTTTGTTCAAGCATATTGCTAATAAGTTTGCAGCTTATGGCTATAAGCTTCCTAAGTTGATTTTCTGGAACGTAATGAGCCGTACTGGCACTATTCCTATGAAGGAAAATGACGCTGGTGTCGGACTTGTTTCCGGATTCTCTACAAACGTCATTAAGGCAGTCCTTTCTAACGAATTGGATCCTTACAAGGCAATTGTGAAGATTTTGAATGCACCTCGTTACGAAAACATTGTTCTCTAACAAGAAGTTGAACAATTAGCAAAATCCTTCTATTTACATAGAAGGATTTTTTTATTATACTCATAAATAAGATACATGATTAAGCTGAAGATTGACACGATTAATCGAAATGTGATTTTGCTAAATGCATTTGAAGATGAAAATTTTTCATGCTTTAAACAAAATTGCTTATTAGAAATCGCTAGATTAACGCGCAATACGACGTTTCAAAAAACAGAAACGATAAAAGAGTATGCAAAACAAATCAGTAAAATCTGTTCTGATCACAATTTTGAATTAACTACTGGAGCCATCGATCGTGGCTCTTTGACGGTGTATGCAAAGAGGAATACATGAAAATTACGACACCTGCTGGTATAATTGAATGTACAGTTGATGAATATGAAGACATGGTTGTTCGCGGTTTATTGCCAGGAAAGGAACAACTAATTGAACAAAATAAAGAAGATGACTGGATCGACATGTTTCGCAAACTTGCACCCGAAAAACCAAAAGATGCAAAGCCTGGACTAAACTGGCCACCTACTGTTGCATTGTATGGATGTGAAATGACACAGCCTATTACTGCATACGGCTGTCCTTCAGTGTCAGATCCACATATTACTTATTTGAATGCTACAACTTCTAACACAAAGGTTGATGATAAGTCTATAGATACTAAAGGAACAAGTTTAACATAGGAGACATACGATGAAGAAACTAATACTTCTCATTATCATGTGTATTTCTATGGCCTTTTCAGGACCAGGCTTAGCGGATGGTGCTGCAAAGTTCGTAGGAAACATCACTACACAGGGTCAAGTTCGTTCCGACTTTACAACTCTGTGGAATCAAATCACCGCTGAAAACGAATGTAAGTGGGCTTCTATTGAAGGTACACAAGGTCGTTACAATTGGAGTGGGTGCGATGCTGCTTATAATTGGGCAAAGAATAATGGCGGTCACTTCAAATTTCACGCCCTTGTTTGGGGTTCACAATATCCCAATTGGCTAAATGGAAAGTCTGCTGACGATACGAAGAAAGCGATTACAAATTGGATGGATGCTGTTAAAAATCACTATCCAGATTTGGAAATGATTGACGTCGTTAATGAAGCAATTAAGTCTGGTGGCAAGTATCACTCTGACTATGGTCCACAAGGCGGTAATAACATTATTGCTGCACTAGGTGGTGATAACGGTAATTATGAGTTTGTTGCTACTGCATTTAAGATGGCGCGTGAACGCTGGCCAGATGCAATTCTAATTTATAATGACTATAATACTGTTCAATGGCAGAAGAATGAAGGTATCGATCTTATTCAGAAATTAAAGAAACAGGGTGCTCCTGTAGACGCATACGGTTTGCAAGCTCATGACATGATGAGCCAAGGTGGCGGAAACGGCGGTACAGGTGGTGGCGGTTCTTGTTTGAACATTAACACGCTTAAGTCAGTGATTGAAGAAATTTGGACTAAGACTGAAACTCCAATGTTTATTTCAGAATATGACATCTTTACAGATGATGATAACATTCAGAAACAGTGTTATCAGGAACAAATTTCTTACTTTATGGATAATGAACACATCGCAGGTATTACTCTTTGGGGTTATATTTACGGTGCAACTTGGAATAGTGGAACATCGGGTATTATTAAGAATAATCAAGATAGAGCTGCTATGACATGGTTGAAGTCTTATTTAAAAGATAATAAGGGCATTAACACTACTGGTCTTCCGACAGGTGAATTGACACAAGTCGAACCAGAACCTCAAAAGCCATTTAAGGGAACTGCATTTAATCTTAGTGACGTAATTGAAGCTGAAGATTTTGACATTCCAGGAAAGGGCAAAGGCAATAATTCTTACTCAGTATCTGGTGATTGTAATGACACATGGAATACTACCTATCGTTCTGGAACATCTGTAAAGATTGGTGAAAAGAATGGAGGCTTAGTATTAGGCTGCAATCCGACTGGAAACTACTTCCAATACACAATTAACGCTAACAATACTTCTGAAATGAGAGTAAAAGTCACTGTTGCTGCAGAAGGTGAAGGAGCTATAATCTTTAAGGTTGGCGATACACCAATTTCTGATACAATTAAGTATACTGGTGATTCTTGGACGAAGTTTGACGATGTGGCTGGAACAATTAAATTCCCAGCAACTGGAGAACAAATCGTAACGTTGGAAATTGCACAGGGCTATATCGATGTAGATAAATTTGCATTTGAAATGGCAGCTTGTGCTCCGGGTGATCCTGCTTGTGGTCCATCGATTGATTGTGATGCACATCCAGAAGCAGATGGCTGTGGTCCTGTAAGTATCGACTTTAAGTATGCTGAAGCACAGATGCTGAAGACAATCGATGTATTCGACACAAATGGTAAGTATCTCGGCACTGGCAGTGGTTACACTATCGATGACGCTCTCAGATATGCAAAGCTAAAACACGGCTTGTATTTAATCAGAGAAAAAGGCAAGTGGACACTAATAGCTAAGTAATTACGAGTACAGAAGTCTAAATTTTACAAAAGCGGGATGAACACTCATCCCGCTTTTTATTATACTTTAATTATGGATGAAACAGAAGATAATAAACTCGAGCTTGGTCATTTTGCTGAATTAGCTCGAATGATTAAATATGTTGATAGACATGATGAAGATGAAATTTTATCTACGATAAAGCATGAAGGCGAAAAAGAGATGGAAAAAGCGCAAGCTCAGCTCGAAACCGTAAATGAGATTATCGCAGAAACTACTGGTGAAACTGTAGAAAATCATGGAGTAGAAGCTCACGATGAAGAACACACAGAAGGATCGCAGGGACAAGAAACTACTGAGATTTCTTAAAGAACTTGATGGCCACAATTTTTTGATTTCTGATATCGACGGTTACGAAAAATGGCGTCATGAAATTTATAAGAAGTATGGTTTTACTGAAGATGATTGGCATAAAGCAGTGCGTTTAGTCATGAGCATCAGTAATAAAGATCAGTATTGGGATGGTGTTGGTTATAAGAAAGATGTGCTAAATCGAAAAGAAAAGTGCGCAAAGAAGTTAGAAAGAAATTTGCATTCTGGAAAACAAGAACATCTCGATAAAGTTGGTGAAGAAGAACTTGAAAACGAAAGACGCTGGATTCTTGACGTTTATGACGAAGATTACGATCCCGAGAAGGATATGCAGCGATGAAAACTGAAGCAACAATTACAAAACACGGAAAATATTTACTCAATTCTCACACTACGGATGTTCATTATCGAGAATTTCTTCGATACTTTACGAAGGTGAGTGAGTACTGGCTTAAACTCAAAGAAGTCAAAGTTGATGACATTGTTTCAATCGAAGAAGCAGAAAAATTCAGTAACGATTGTGACAGACTTATTCACAAAATTAGTGACATTAAAGAAATGGTTCAGTTTGCGATCGTTCAACAGAGGATGGAAAAAGCAGATAAATTGAAGTGGCTTGACAATTTGAAAAAGTCAGTAATGGAGAAGAACGATGGCTGATGAAGCAGATGATTTTTTCGCACTTGTAGCACAGCAATGTGAAGACACACAGAATGTAACGACTGTGCCTAGTGATAATAGACCAGTTGAAAAGAAAATTGACATAATTGATGAAGCAGTTATGTTAACGCAGGGTGATAGTCGTGACTGGCCAATTTATCTTAACATGTTTGACGAAAAGGAAGTCAATCCTACGAATGTGTTAGCGTTTTTCAATTCATTCAAAGGTCATTTCTATCAAGATGTGTATGTGACTGAACACACTGATAAGAAAGATGGTAGAAAGTTTTATGCTTTTGAAAGCATTGAAAGTTATTATCCACCATACTTTCTCTATTATCCTGATACAAACACTTTTAAATATTATGATTGGGATAAGCGCGATTGGACTCCAGAATTTAAATTCAATAGTTTTCAAGAACTTAAAGCAGATGATAATGATTTCTGGAATAAGCGTATTGAACAACACGTAAAATGGCAGCAAGAAGAAATTGCTAAATATGGACCTATTACGGTCGACAAAATCAAAATTTTTGATGAATGGCGAGAGTCAGTTGATAGAGTTGGATTTATTCCATTTGAAGTTTGGTTAGACGATCGTCCAATCTATAGCGCACAATTTAATAGACAGGATAGTAGAAAGAAATGAATTACGAAGACATGAAAAAGGCTATCGATCATTATTTCGATACACACTCTCAGAAAGATATTCTTAAGAGCATGTACGAAGATGACATTAAAGCTTATAAGGCATTTGATAAAAAGCTTTGGGAGCGTATCATCGATGAACA